ATAGTTAGTAGTATCGAAAGTGGTAAACTTAACGATGCAAAAGACCAAATACACGATGGTGTAAAACAAAAGACTGCTGAAGTTGTAGATATGAAAAGAGTAGAACTTCAAGTTGACTGGATGGACAGAAAGGAAGACTAATGAAAACTTGGAAGAGTATATCTGAAGAACTCAATGAAGCTAAGAAGTTTAAACTTCCTAGTGGTCATAAAGAACTGAAGAGAGAGACAGAAAAAGTTAATGGTAAACCCGTTGACATAGTATACTCACAAGTGAAAGGAAAAGTCGCAGTATTTGTTGATGGTAGAGATTTTACTGGTACTGAAAAGTATAAGGATTTAAAAACTGCAGAAAAAGAATTTAAAGATATCAAACAAATTATGAAAAATATGGGTGAAGAATTAGATATCTCAATCGAGGAAATAATAAATGAAATTAATATCTGAATTTAACGAAACAATATCACCTATAATTACCGAATCTAAAGAGAACGGTAAGAAAGACTACTTTATAGAAGGTGTCTTTATGCAAGCGGATATTAAAAACAGAAACGGTAGAGTCTATCCTAAAGAAATTATGGAAAAAGAAGTAAACCGTTACAACAAAGAGTTCGTTGAGAAGCAACGTGCTTTTGGTGAGTTGGGACACCCTGAAGGCCCAACAATCAACTTGGATAAAGTGTCACATTTAATCCAATCACTTACACTAGAAGGTAAGAATTATGTTGGTAAAGCAAAGATTTTAAGCACACCAAACGGTCAAATTGTCAAAAATTTAATCGATGACGGTGCTAAATTAGGAGTATCATCTAGAGGTCTAGGTTCACTAGAACAAAAAGGTAATGCTCAGTATGTAAAAGACGATTTTCAACTTGCAACTGCAGGTGATATCGTTGCAGACCCGTCTGCTCCTGAAGCATTTGTTGAAGGAATTATGGAAGGGGTAGAATGGGTATATCAGAACGGTATACTTACTGCCATGCAAGTCGAAGATATGCAGAGGACTTTAAAAACTGCAAAATTAAATAAATTAGAAGAAACTAAGTTAAATCTATGGAAAAGGTTCGTTGAGAGTCTTTAACATATAAATAAATAAGTAAACTCAAACAGGAGAAAAACATGACAGAGTTAGAAAATAACCTAGACGCAGTTGTTGAAACTGCACTTGATTTGGACGAAGGTCAACAGCCTGACTCTAAGTCTGAAAAAGGTGACGCGAAGCCAGTCAAACAAGGTTCATCTGATGCCGAATCTATCGAAAGCGGTAAAGTTGAAGTCGTCAAACCTGAAGAAAATCCTGTTGACAAAGCAGTTGCAGCTCAGAAGAAAGCAGAAAGTGTCCCAGCCGTAAAGGGTGATGCACAACAAAAAAATGCTGGAAAAGGTGATGCTCAACCAAAACTGAAGAAAGTTTCAGAAGATGAAGAAGAGTCTAAAAAAGACGAAGTCAAATCTTCAAAAATGGAATCTATCAAAGCTATCGTCAACAATATGAAGGAAATGACTAAGGAAGAAATCACATCAGTACTGGGAACAGTATCAGAAGATGAGGTTGACGAAAGTTTGACAAAAGCTGAAGTTGCTAGAAAAGTAGTTGAATCACTAAAAGCAATGTCCGAAGAAGATGTTGCAGAAGCATGGTCAAAAATGAAAGGTAAAGAAGAAGAAGAGGAAGAAGTTAAAGAAGAAACAACTGAAGATTCAGTTGAAGAAGAATTAACTGCAGACCTAGAATCATCTTTAGTTGAAATTGAAATAGATGACGACCTATCAGCAATTTCAGAAGCATTAGACCTTTCTGAAGAAAATGCAGAAAAAGCTAAAACAATTTTTAAAGCTGCTGTAACCTCAAAGGTTGCAGAAGTTAAAGAATCTCTTGATGCTCAGTATCAAGAAGAACTAAAGTCCACTGTTGCGACTGTTAAGGAAGACCTTGCAGAAGCCGTAGACAAGTACTTATCTTACACCGCTGAAGAGTGGGTCAAAGAGAACGAACTTGCTATCGAAAGAGGATTGAGGTCTGAAATGACTGAAAACTTTATTGAAGGATTGAAAACATTGTTCGTAGAACATTATGTTGACGTTCCTGAAGAGAAGTACTCAGTAATTGACGAACTCGCAAATCGTCTCGATGAGATGGAAGTAAAACTTGACGGTGAAGTAAATAGAAATATGGACATCACTGAAGAGTTAGAAACTCTCAAGAGAGTAAACGTGATTAAAGATGCTGGAAACGGTTTGACAGAATCACAAAAAGAGAAACTATCTTCACTTGCTGAAGGAGTAGACTACAAAGACGAAGCAGACTTCCAAGAGAAGATTGCAGAAATCACAGCAGCTTACTTTCCTGCAGACGGTGAAAAAATAGTGGAAGAGACACTTGTACAAGAAGGTGAAGGTTCATTCGAAGTTGAAAAAACAGAGAAAGTTCTTGACCCATCAATGTCCAAGTACTCATCAGCAATAACAAAACTTAAACCATTAGGTTAAGTTTTAATTTTAAAGGAAAAATAAAATGTTTTTATCAGAAAACTTACAAGAAAAGTGGAGTCCGATTCTAGAACACTCCGATTTGCCAAAAATCGAAGACAACTACAAACGTGCTGTCACTGCAGTCATTCTTGAAAACCAAGAAGTTGCTCTACAGGAACAACAACTACAAGAAGCTGCACCTTTAAATGCTACTGGAACAGGTATTTCTAACTGGGATCCGATTTTAATCTCCCTAGTAAGACGTGCTATGCCAAATCTCGTTGCATACGACATTTGCGGAGTTCAACCAATGACAGGCCCTACAGGACTAATCTTTGCTATGAAAGCAAGATATAACGATTATCCTTCAGGAACAAGATTAGCTAAATCAGAAGCAATGGGAATTGACGAAGTTAGAACTGGATACTCTTCAGCTGCTAACCCAACTGCTGACGGTGTCGGAACTAACGACATCTCAGACCCATTTGATACTTCTTCACCTTCATACGAATCAACAACTGGTTCAGGTATGTCTACAGCTTCAGCAGAAGCTTTAGGTGATGTTGAAGCATCTAACGGTTTTGCTCAAATGGCATTCTCAATCGAGAAAGCTACTGTTACTGCCAAGTCAAGAGCATTAAAAGCAGAATACACACTAGAACTTGCACAAGACCTCAAAGCAATCCACGGTCTTGACGCAGAATCAGAACTTGCAAATATTCTTTCATCAGAAATTCTTGCAGAAATCAACCGTGAAGTTGTCAGAAATGTCAATATTCAAGCAAAAACTGGTGCAGCTGATACAGCTTCAGCAGGTACTTTCAACTTAGATGTTGATGCTAACGGTAGATGGTCTGTTGAGAAATTCAAAGGACTATTGTTCCAAATAGAAAGAGAGTCAAACAAGATTGCTAAAGAAACAAGAAGAGGAAAAGGTAACTTTATCTTATGTTCTTCAGATGTTGCTTCAGCACTATCAATGGCTGGTGTATTAGATTACGCCCCTGCTCTTAATACTAACCTAAACGTAGACGACACAGGTAATACTTTTGCTGGTGTCCTAAACGGAAGAGTTAAAGTATACATCGACCCATATGCTGGTGTTGATTACTTAACAGTAGGTTATAGAGGTTCAAATCCTTATGATGCTGGTCTTTTCTATTGCCCATACGTTCCATTACAAATGGTTCGTGCAGTAGGTGAGAACACATTCCAACCAAAAATCGGTTTCAAAACTAGATATGGTATGGTTTCAAATCCATTCGTAGGTGCTACACCTGCAGACGGACTTGCATCCGCTGGAACTAACCAGTACTACAGAAAATTTGTTGTTTCAAACATTCTGTAAGAATCTCACGATTCATAACCTTAACGGTTATATTAAAAACCCCTCAAAAGAGGGGTTTTTTTTGTCTTGAATTTAGGACTAGAAATCCCCTTCAGCAACTTGAACTACAGTAGTTCCTCTGTTTCTCCACATTTCAACAACTTGATTTCTGTCATCAAAAACGATGTCAATTTTTCCACCAAGTTCTTCGAATTTATCTGCAAGTTCTGATTTAAATTCATCATCCCTTCTAAAGTCATCGTTAGGTCTAAGGAAAAGTCCTTTATGACCATCACCAATCCACTCAGAAATTTGATTTTCAGTCACTTCTCTTTCAGTTTCGTTCCTTGCAGAAAAGAATGCAACATCATCACCAAGTGCAATGTGTCTTTTTGCAATATCACATACCCACTGAATAGGGGTATCGAATTGAGTATTTTCTCTAAATTTTTTCCAGTCTTTGAAATCACCAGTACCATCTACAAAGTGTCTCCTATGGTCACAGTCTGCGATAGTTCCA